CACACGAACCCAAGTTACTCCATCTTCGTCTTCAACCATCTCTCCGATTTCGTATTCTTCGACTTCTTCGTCTTCATACTCTTGGTCTTCGTCAACTTCTTCTTCATCGCACTGGTTGTATTCGTACTCATCGGTAACGTCATAGTCAACAGCCCAGCCATGCAACTGCTGGAATTCGATGAATTCTTGAATGATTGCGATCTTGTCGAAATCATCTGTCTCAATAGTCACTGAGTCATTTCCAAAATCCCATTCTGCAATGTTAATCTCAATCTTGTACATGATATTCCCCTTGGTTATGGCACTATTGCCAAGTAAAATCCTATCTCCAATTCATGACAATCGCCAACGATAATCCACCCATTTTTACAACGAAAGGTTAAATAAATGAACTTATCAGCCAATTTTTCTTTGAAAGAACTGACAAAATCTGACACCGCTACCCGTCTTGGTATAGACAATACACCTGATGCGGAAACCATTGACAATCTCAAGACTTTGTGTGACAAGGTGCTTCAGCCTGTGCGTGAGCATTTTGGTAAGTCTGTGACTGTTAATTCAGGTTATCGTAGCCCTGAGTCCAATGCCGCTGTTGGCGGGTCTAAGACTTCAGACCATTGCAAGGGACAGGCGGCAGATATTGAGATTGCTGGAGTTGCCAATGCTGAACTCGCCCAATGGATTATGGACAATTTGGACTATACACAACTAATCTTGGAGTTCTACACACAAGGCATCCCCGATTCGGGTTGGGTTCATGTGTCATATGACCCTAAAAACCTCAAGAAGCAGGAATTGACTGCTGTTAAGGTGGCAGGGAAGACCCAGTATCTCCAAGGACTACAGGCTTAATTAGCCGCTTACAGAAGTGTTTGGGGACAAGGTGTTCAAAGAAGATCACATCCCCGCACTTCTCACATAGCCATGCTTCACCTCGGTCTATAGTGGTTACCTTGTTCCCACGTTGACCATGCCTTTTCCCATAAAAGGTTCTTATCTTACGAATCATTCTTGAGTTTAGCCCTTGAATAGATCAAGAATTCTTTCTTTTCAGTCATGGCAATGCGTTCTTTTGCATTCTTCCCAAGCATCTGACTTGCTGATATTTGTTTGAGTTTTTTATCAGTTGTCCAAATACTAGGTTCTCCTCGCCAGTCAAATGCGTTTTTAGATTTAAGCATTTAATTTCCTCCATCGTCTACACAAATCTTTTGCTTCCTTGCTCTTGGGTTTCCTGTCGCACATCTCGCTTATGGATTTCTCCTTTGCTTGCACCTGCAACTGCGCTGGCGTAATGGGTTGTGGTGTGTCGGGGAATAAGCCATTGACCCCCACTGTGCCTAGAATTGCACTGATAATGATTCGATCAATCATGTGGTGGTGTGCAAGTGTGAATGTTGGTCAAGTCTTTTGTGCGTTTGCCGCATCTTGAACAGAAGTTGCGTTGTTGTTCTGACAAGGCTTTGGCGACTACCAGTTTGGCAAAGGCTTCAAGTTGCCAGTAATGGTTAAAAGTCCAACCTTCTGCACCAAGCCATTCGTATGGTTTAGCCATCTCAATGATTTCATTTTGTGTCATTTCTTCATCCCTTCAATGTAAACAGCCAAGCCATCAATGGTGTCTTTACCAAAGCTGGTTAGCTTTCTAACCTCTCTAGCAACTTCATCAATGACGTTATTGCGTAGTTCGTCATAGAACTCCTGTGCAGACTTGGGCTTTAGAAAGTTTGCCTTTACCGATTCTTTGCGTTGTTGGGCTTGTCGTTCAATTGCGTTGAATGCTTCATCTTCTTCAGTCATTGTCAGCCTCGTTTTGTAGGAAATAAAGCGCACCAATGAGGATGACACCAAATGCAACAATCACAAAAGCGCCAAACCCCATCAGCATAAAAGTAACAGCTACATCCCACATTAGACTGCCCTCCATTCACGCTCATTGCGACCCGATGAAGACTTTACAGTCCTGCCAGTCAACTGGATTAGGTTCATCTTCTCCAACTCGTTTAAACGTCTTGCAACCTGATTTCCCTCTAACCCGCTATGTTGGGCTATCCCATCCTTACCAAGCGCACCATGAGCCTTTAAACAGTCCACAATGATGCTGAAATGCTTGGATGCCAAGTCTTTAGCGGCATCAGCGGCTTCATAGCTGGTTATTGGGTCAATACATCTAACCCGATTGAAGATTGGCAAGTCAAAGAACTTCTTTACACCGCCACCAAAATGTGTGTCATCTAAACTCATATCAACTCCTATCAATTAAAAAGTTAGTGGGTACTCACTTACGCTTTCCCCATTTTGATTTAGAACGGGATATCGCTATCCATATCTTCAATGGAAGACTTCTTCTTTGGTGAGGAAGTATTAACTTCTTCTTTAGGGTTTACTGCAAGACCCATGAATTTGCCTGATTTACCCTCTTTAATCCAAGCTGAGAGCCAGTAGGACTGACCATCAACTGTAATGTTCCCCTTGTAATCGGGCTGGTTACCTGTCTCTTTTTTGTCGTTCTTAAAGAGTACACCTGAATTGTCACGCTGTTCCATATTTACACCTTGATTTCATTGAGTTTTTTAACCTTGTCATCCACTTCCGCAAGAAACTGGATAACCTCATTTTCGAGTTCTGCAATATACCTATCATTGCGCTCGATTCTTTTGATGAACAGTTGTAGGTGTTCAGGCATTCGTGGGTCGAAACTCACAAAGTCGCACCAACTTCTATCTGCACATCGCATCTGCCATTGCATTTGGTCATAATATTTCTTTGCTGGTTCATCTCCCAAAATGGTATCAATGTGGGTTGCTGTATTGGGACACTTGATCTCTAAACATCCATCATCACCTACCAAGCCATCAGGAGAGGCGGCAGACATGGGAATAGTTGGATGGTCAATAGCACCTACCTGATCGACCATATTGCCTGTTTTAGCCTCGTATGCGGCACGGGCAAAGGGTTCATTCTCAATACCCCATTCCATAGCCGCATTGGTGTATGACTCTGCCACTTGGTTTGTCATACGCTCTACTACCAGTTGAGCCATATAGTTAGCCCTGCTAGTGCTGTAGCCTGACTTGGTCTTAGCAACAATGTCAGAAATGCGTGATGCTGTAGCTTTTCCGCAACGCTGTTTAAACCATTCGGGTGTGCCTTGTTCTACATCGCTCATTTCAATGCTCCTTTGCGCTTTACTGTGCCAACTAAATTTCCATTATTAATTTCAGATAAAAGATGCTTGGCAACATTCAAAACTTGACGAGCATTATTTAAGTCACCATCATTTATCGAGTCTTGAGCATTGGTTATCAAATCAACAACAACACTATTACCGCCTTTAACTTTGTATGTAATGGTTTCTGTAATGCCCAAAGCATATTTTTCAATATGGTCAACACCATATCTGCGTCTATTACGGCTTACTTCTGGGTATGAAGTCATTTCAATGCTCCTTTGCGCTTTTCTTTGGCATCAATCACTTTCTTTTGCCAATTTTTATCACCAGCGCAAGCAGAGTAAGCAGTGCTGTATACATTCTTGAGTTCCTCTAAAGTTGAAGCCGCATCAATAGCCGCCAAGTGGTCGATCATCATTCCTACATCTACATCTGAATTTGAGTCACCTTCAGGCAAGTCTTCTCCAGCATAGATATACAGACCCAAACCATGCAATGACAAAGCCTTGGTCATGCAACGCATGATGGCGGTATTGACTGCAAATGCGTCAGGGTTAGGTATAGCTTTATTGCGGTAGTCCATTACTGGAAGTTGGCAAGTCATTGGTTTGCCAAACATGGTGACTGTGACGAACACCATTGCTGTGCCGTTGATGTCCATGAAGCACTTGTCGCCAAACATCTCTACCTTGTAGATGGCTGTTGGGTCTGCCTTTAGTGCTTCAGCCCATGCCCAAGCCCATGAGAGATAGGTTAGGTTGGCTTTCTTCTCAGTATGCTCATTGACGTTCTTGTTGAGCAACATCAACACCTGTTCTTGATTCATATTCACTCCTGTTTAAACTTTTGAAATGTTTTTAAAATGTTTGTGTTCATTGAGTTCGTGTAGACAAACTCGGATTTCTTGTCAATCGCTCTTTTTGTCGGGTATACCTTTCTGTGAGTGGAAGATTGTGGATGCAATAGCGAATTGGGTATCAAAGTCAAAGTCGGCAAGTTTGAACCAATTTCCTGAACATGAGCAAATCGGTAAAGTCGCAACTTTATGTTTCGTGCAAAACTGGCAAAAATATTCATCTTGGTTCTCCTCAAGGATTGCGGCAATAGTGTGTTTGAGTTTCATCTGTTCCCCTTATATTCGTCTTTGAGCCATAGAGTTCTAAGCATACGCATTTCTTCATCATCATCAATTGATTCTGTAGTGCAATAGCTGGACAGATAAAACTCAGCCCTGCGAGTCATCTTGTTGTCAATGCGTTCTTTGATGAATTGGAAGGCAATGTCCCAGTCACCCGATTTGATGGCAAGAGGGATGGCTACAGAGCCAGAGATAGCTTCCATAATGTCATCATCATTAAGTTGTTGGTAGGATTCCCAAATAGCTTTGTTAGATGCCAACATCGCAAGACTCCTCAATCTGTTTTTCAATTTGTTTGCACTCCTTGGCAGAGAGTTCGTCTGTAATGTCAATGCGGTTGTTGCCAACCATTAGGTAGGCTGACCAAATGAATTTATCGTAGACTCCCTCGTTGGGAGAGTAATCGGGGTCGTATTCCCATTCGACCCAAGTCTTGATGCTAATCTCAAGATCGCAAAACTCTATATCGAATTCCATGTTTAAGCCTTTCAAAGTGTTGGTAGAGAAGTCGTAGTGTGTCACACTTCTTAGTGTTGAACACTAGGACAAACCCTACTGTTGGTTTATTGTTTTGCCCAGTACCCATACACCATGCGCTCGGTGGAATTCCAAATGTCGTTAGCTACTCCATCGACCACAGCGACATAATGATTTGCCTGTTTAGCAATGACTGACCCTGATGGCATATCACTACAGCGAGCCTTACGACCAACAAACTTTGGCGCTTGCATCCAGACCCATCCATAACGCTTTAGCACCTCAGAATAAATATCTTTGCTGATTCCATTACGAGCAGACTTTGCACGACCATTGTCGGCATTTGCTTGGGCTAATTCTTTATACACCGCCTTGTAATCAAGACCAAGAGCAATGGCAATTGCTCTAGCGCCACAGTCTCCTGCTGTACCTTTAAAACCAGCGGCTTGTCTACCGCCATCATTGTGTTTGTAATTCATGTTTTCCCTTTACGCCTGTTAAAGAACTGGACTAGATTTTTTACCTAGTGATATTATTATATCGTAATGTTTAACACTATGCATCAGTATAAACCCTTGTTTTTAAACAATTATTTCTATTGATAACAAAAAATCAATAGTTTTTTTCTATTAAAAAGTTAGTAAGCACTTACTTGCAAATAAAAATTATTAGTGAAAACCCTGATTGTGGTTTCTGTATAACACTACACAATCCATTCCCTATGCCAAGACCAAAAACTGAAATGACCAAAAGCGGCAAGACTATTGCTGTAAGAGCCACTTTAAGCGAGTGGAATGAGTTCAAGCGACTGGGGGGAACAAAATGGTTGCGACAACTATTAGCCGACTCAATTGAGAAACAGAAGAAAACAGTATAATGATTTGAAACACGGATAGGTCTGAAGTCATGAGCAGATCGAAAAGCGAGCCTCCCCGCCTGCCGTTTGTTTCTTTGTCTACGGAGGACAGCGAAGGAAAACTTAATGAATTACTACAATTTTCACATTGGTGACTACATCAGTCACACCATCCATTTGTCGTTAGAGGAAGACTTGGCATACAGGCGATTGCTTGATATGTATTACGACACCGAGTTACCAATACCCAACAATATCCCACTGGTTTCTAGAAAGATACGCATCAGCGCAGAGGTTGTCAAAACTGTGCTGGATGAGTTCTTTGAGTTGACTGAAGAAGGGTTCAAAAACTTCAGGGCAGACAACGAAATTGCAGAATATCAGAGGTTCATTGAAAAGCAAAAAGCCAATGGTAGTAAGGGTGGAAGACCTAAGAAAAGCCATCGTAAACCCACTGCTAACCCAACTCAAAGCCAAAAAAAGCCTAACCAAGAACCAATAACCAATAACCAAGAACCAAATAAAGAGCGCACAAGAGGCTCACGCCTCTCTGCTGATTTTGTTTTGCCAAAAGAATGGGCAGATTGGGCTAGACAGGAAAGACCCGATTTAGACTTGCGGAGTGTGGGTGAGCAATTTAAGGACTACTGGAGTGCCAAAGCGGGTTCAGGCTCTACAAAGCTGGATTGGCAAGCAACATGGCGCAATTGGGTGAGAAATCAAAAGATGGTGTTTAAACAGGCTGACATTGCTAGAACGACAGTCCCCGCAAGCTCACAGCGTGATCCTGCCCTTGCAAAACTTGATGAAGATGCTAAAAATGCCAAGCCAAACCCTGAAATACTAAAAATGATAAGAGAAGGCTTGCGAGGTAAAGTAGCATGACCCGCACAGAAGCCAATAAACTGCTGGATGAAGTAAAAGATGGAAAAGCGCACCCGCACAACCTTGTCATGCAGTCCCTCTTTGTATGCGGAGACCTTGAACCATTTGGTTTGGATGGCGAAACAACCAGCGGCAAAGAGTCACGCATGGCACAGGGCGAAAGAATTAGACAGCGACATATCTGGTTTGTGGGTGGGGATTAAAGATGACTTGGTTGAACACATGAAAGGCGTTAAAAATGAATCCGTTTGAGATTAAAGAGCCAACCTGTATCAGTTTTTCAGGTGGCAGAACATCAGCGTATATGCTTTACAGGGTGTTAGAAGCTCACCAAATGAGCCTACCAAACGACACTTTTGTCATTTTCTGCAATACAGGAAAGGAACATGAGTCAACTTTAAAGTTTGTCAACGAATGCCAAAATCGGTGGAACATACCAATTTATTGGCTTGAATTCACTAGGAATACTGATAAATTTGTTGAAGTCACTTACGAAACCGCATCTAGAGATGGAGAACCTTTTGCAGAATTGATTAAACAAAAGTCATTTTTGCCCAACTCAGTCATGAGATTTTGCACAACAGAACTCAAAATTAACCCCATAAATCGCTTTATGAAGTCCAAGGGGTTTGAGGAATTCCAAACATTGGCAGGGATTCGGGCAGATGAGCCTAGGCGGGTTGGGAAACTTAGGGAAACAGTCTATGCGCCTTTAGCATTGGCAGGAGTCACACAAACCGATGTCCAGCAGTTTTGGAAGTCAAACGATTTTGACCTAGAACTCAAGTTTGTTGACAAAATCACCCCATTGGGAAACTGTGACTTGTGCTTTATGAAGGGCGCACATCAGTTAATGTCCATCATCCAACATGAGCCAAACAGGGCTATTTGGTGGGCAAAACAAGAGGAAATCATCGGCGGCAGATTCTCAAAAGACCGCCCAACCTATGCGGCAATGAGTCAGTTTGGCAAAGATCAAATCGATATGTTTGACGCTACAGAGGAAACAATCGCTTGTTTCTGTGGAGACTAAATGCAAATAATTGAAGCCACAACCCAAGTCATTGCTGGAACAATTTTAATTTTCATTTCCAACTTGGTTTTTTTCCCATTGTTGGGAATAGAAGCGACCACTTCAGCTAATGCCATGATGGTAGGAATAAATACAGTTATTGCGTTTTTAAAATCTTATGGTGTAAGGGCTTTTTTCAAAAGAACAGAGACTAAATTATGATTTATATAGGTATAGACCCTGGAAGTGTTTCGGGCGCTTTAGGTGCAATTAAACATGATGGGAGTTATCTTGACAGCTTTAACATCGAGCATCAGGACAAACACATTCTCGCCTTGGTGTTCAAGAGTCGAATCCTATCCATTGTTGACCCTAAAGAGGGCGCAGAAATTTGCATGGAGCAAGTGCATTCAATGCCAAATCAAGGGGTTAGTTCAACCTTTTCATTTGGTCGTGCTGTAGGCGTGATTAGTGCAGTCTGTGAGTTAACCCGCTACCCTGTCCACATGGTTACACCTCAAAAGTGGAAAAAACACTTTGGGTTGACAGCAGACAAAAATGAGGCTTTAGACCTTTCCCGAAAATTATTTCCAGCGGCTAAGTTAAAGCTCAAAAAAGACATAAACAGGGCTGAAGCCCTTTTAATTGCTGAATACTTAAGGCAGATGCTCAATGGCGACAAAGAAAAAACAACCGCCTAATACCAAGGGTCAAGTCATCTTCTACACAGACCAAGAAAAGGCGGCACTTAAGCACATTGGCGATGGTTCAATAGCTGAAGGGGCAAAGATCAGCATTAGATGGGCGGCACACTTTTGGCGTGTTGGTCTGCGGTCTGATGACGATTTAAACCATGTAGGTCTGTGCCTGTTTGTAGATGATGACCTTGCAGACGATCTATAGCCCTTTTTAGGCGGTTTTTTGGCTTGGCAATGGTAAGGTGTAGGCAGACAAGAAAAAAGCCCCTAAGGGCTTGAAATTGAAAAGTGCTTACTAACTTATCGTCTGGATAAAATTTTGATAAGTAAGGCTATGGCGGCATAGATCATTTTATTGCCTCATTTTCAGCTAAGTCACAGCAAGCGATCCACAGCAAGCGATCTAAATTCGCCTGATGATCTGCTAAATCGCCATCATCCCAAGCCCCATACTCTCGCAAAATATCAGCAACTAATTTGGGTTTAATTGGGTCTAATTGTTCGATGATATAGGTTTGCTTTCTAAGCCATTCCACATCAGAGTCACATTGTCCCGCATGAGAGCAAGCAAGTGCATCATCTAAGCCAATAAGTAACTCAATGCGACCACAGCCGCTTGACCACCAATTTGTCGAGTTTGTCATGCCGTCACCTCATTGCGTGATTTGTAGAGTTTTTCAAGGTTATGAGTTGCTTCCGCAATGGCATTTTTTATCATGTCATCGTAATATTCAGATTCTTTGACAAAGGTCATCGGCGTATCGTAAAGACACCCCCCAAGGAAATCAGACCCTAATAGAATCCCCTGTTGGTAGACTTCAACCCTTGCGTCAAACCATGCGTAAAGACCTCGGTCTATCTTTTCGCAAAGGTCAACTAGTTCGGTTTCTGTAAGGTCAAAACAATCCCTAGGATGGCATTCTTCAGGCGTGACGCTAAAAACAACATGGAAACCTCTTGTGTCTTCAGTATGAATGATTTCATAATTTCTCATGCCGCCACCTCTGTATTGAATGAGTTTTTAGTGTTTATGCCATATTCATCGTATGTTTCAGACTCTTCCGTGCGGCACATTGTGCAGTCTTCAGCGTTATCTTCCAAAAATTCTTCCAGCTCTGCATAAGAGTCGAACTCAAATTCCTCACCACATTCTCGGCATGAGTGAACCCAAAACACATCGAAACCGATAGAGCAAGCCACACATCCCGCCCAATCTTCAGACCACACCCACACATTGCCCGAGGATTCATTCACCCCTGCTTGTGTGTGTTTGTCGGTCTTTAGCCCTGCCTTGCGGATAGCTGTCAAGCAGTCGGCGAGTCTGTCAAGGTCTGCACCTTGGAATTGGTCAAATAAATTTGTCATTTTTAAGCCTTTCAAACCTTGCAAAAGCGCAAGCCCAAGGGCAAATAATGCCCAAGGGTTTGAACTCTTATCCTCTAAATGCTAACAAAAAGCCAATGTAGGCAAAGACAGCTATACAGACAATTGCATAAAGTATTTCTTTTTTGTCTTTCATACTGCCGCCTTTGATTTAAGCCATTGAATGTCTGTGCTTGCAAAGTCGCTACAGTCGATTTCACCCAATATTGCATGAGGCGGTCGAATATCTGCGAATAAATCCATGACATCGAATTGATCGCCATAAGCCAAGACTATTTGCAGTCGTGCGATTTCGGGAGTCTTTGCAGTAGCTCGGGCGTATTCGACCCTGCCGCTTTTTTTGTTTACGATTTCATACTCATACTGTCTCATGTTAAAGCCTCTTAAAGTTAGTAAATGGTGTCGCTGGATTTTTTTTCGGATTAGAGTCTATGGTCATCATAGATCTGCCGATATTTTGTGTGTAGGTAATTCTCTGCCGCTTTCAGGGCTTGCGACAAATCACGACCTAATTTCTTTATGTGTGTTCCTTGGTCAACTAAATGATAAAAGTCGCCCCTCTGTTCAAGGGTTACGATTCCGTCACCATCGGCGCAATATGAGCAGTCAACCCAAGGTTGTGCGGCATAGTAACCATAATTAACCCAAGCAACTTTGTGCGATTCAGGCACGATTCCAAATTGAGCAGACATAGCAAAGCCTTTCCAAAAAAATTTCCAGCACTCAAAAAGTTCTAACCCTAGGATTCCTAGGATTAGGTCAAGTTACCAATTAGCGTATTTGCGGAACGCTGTTTTATAGCCCGAATAGGTCTTAAAGCCCTTAGGCTTCATCATTGTGCAGTAGAGCAGGAAATCGTCAGACATAAAATGACCTTGCGCCATTTCATCACCTGATTTGCCTAAGTCATCGTAAGACTCGCCCGCATAGTGTTGCAACAAAACAAACTTAACTTTGTCCCATTGTTCGTGTAGCTCTGTGCCGCTTACACGCCCGTATCCGTCATAAGAGCCCGTGATCTTAGTTCCGTTAGGAAGTAGAGCAACTACATTATTTAAAGCGCTGTAGCCCCTGTCAGAATGCACGACAGGCAGATTAGATTTAGCGCAGACTTTACTGAAATATCCCATGATGAACACCTTTCAAAAAATTTAGGAATGTAAAGATTTCTTACCCTTACATATATATACATAATAGAATCGTGCCATATAAAATTGATAAGAGCTAAGTCATTGATTAAAAACGATAAAGTCTAAACTAGGACTTACCCTATGCTGTAACTTTATACAGTATTTCCAACCCTGTTTTTTACATTATGAAATAACTCTAATGATTTCACAATGTGGAATTTTAGGTATGTGTAGGTTTGTGCATTATGGTGCATAGCCCTCTCATGCAATATAGTGCATGGTTAACATAAGTTAGTTAGCGCTCACTACCATTTCATATAGTGGAATGCTTGTTATGTTAGTTGGTGCTTACTTTGATGGGGGGGAGGGGTGGTGGTGTGTAAATAAATATTTGTGTACCCTCCTCTGTACTGGAAAAGCCAAACATAGCGTTTTACACAAACAAAGGCTTATCTGGATTAGGTAAGGGGTTGGTTGACAAATAGGATAGACACCCGTGAGTGGGTGTATCCTTTTAAAGGAGAGCCTCTCGTTTATCTAAGTTAGTGATGACTGTCAGATCATTCACTCCACGCTACAAGCCCCGTTCAAGATGTGAGTCTTTACTTGAGAACTACATGGTTCACTACGTTTATCCTACTTGGTCGGCTCAACCGCATAGAGGGGTGGGTGATGCCCCCGTTTGAGTCCACTATACAAGAAAACAATTCTCATGTAAAGTATGTACTAACTTACAAGACGCATGGAGATTGTTCCTAGGTACTATTAGGAATAGTCACCAGCCGTGTTGGTGGTAACGGGTTGGCTCCGTTGGAAGTTTTTCGTTGTTGATTTGCAACCACACCCTGCCTTATGGGAGCCACTAACAACCCTTCTTCCTGATTGGATAAAAGATGAATGTAGTAGATGCACTCCCTGACAACCTTAAGAAAAAGGGTCGCCCCAAGGGTTCAGGTAAATTGACTATGGCAAAGTATGCTGATGCCAAGCCATTAGCTTTGTTGCCTAAGACTGAGAATCAAAGAGTCAAAGAACTCAAGGAACTCCTGATAAACAGTGCTGGAGTCAATGTTGTACAGAAGACTGTTCAGATTGCTCTTGATGATGACCACCCTGCACAGATGGCGGCGTTGAAGCTATGTATGGATAGGATGCTTCCTGTTACTCTGTTTGAAAAAGAGAAGAATCAGAGAAGTGCTGTAAACATTACAATCTCAGGTATTGGGGGTGTTTCCATTGGGGACAACACTGTAGAAGCTGAAGATATAGAAAGCAAAGATGTCTGATCTGAACTTCAGTCTCCTTCCTTGGCAACAAGAAGTCTTTGCTGATAAAACAAGGTTCAAAGTCATTGCGGCAGGGCGGCGTTGCGGTAAGTCAAGACTCTCAGCCATCACCCTGTTGATTGAAGGACTGCAATGTAGTGCAGGATCTGCTGTGCTTTATGTTGCGCCTACCAATGGTCAGGCTAGACAGATTATTTGGGATGTTTTGATGGAGTTGGGTAGAGAGGTTATCCAAGCCAGCCACATCAATAATATGGACATTACCTTGATAAACGGAGCAAAGATTTATGTCCGAGGTGCTGATAGACCAGATACTTTGCGAGGAGTGTCGCTCACCTACGCTGTGCTTGACGAGGTTGCAGACATCAAACCCGAAGCATGGGAACAGGTTATTCGTGCTTCTCTGTCAGACAAAAAGGGTAGAGCGATGTTTATCGGCACTCCCAAGGGTCGCAATTTCTTCTATGACATCTTTAAACTTGGAATGTCAGAAGAAGATGAAGACTGGAAAAGTTGGCATTTCACCACCAAAGATAATCCTTTAATCGACCCTAGTGAAATCGAGAGCGCAAAGAAGACCCTAAGTTCGTTCGCCTTCAAGCAAGAGTATATGGCATCTTTCGACAATGCGGGGTCAGATGTCTTTAAAGAAGAATGGATTAAGTACGGAACTGAGCCTGAGTATGGTTCTTACTTCATAGCTGTTGACTTGGCTGGATTTGAAGAAGTGGCTAGACAGGCGGCTAACTCTAAGAAACGGCTAGACCAGACTGCTGTTGCTGTTGTCAAGGTGACTGACGAGGGCAAATGGTTTGTCAAAGAGATTGTTTTTGGGCGTTGGGACATACGGGAGACTGCGGCTACGATTCTGCTGAAGATGCGGGAATACCGCCCTTTAAGTGTTGGAATTGAGCGAGGTGCGTTAAAAAACGCTGTTTTACCTTATTTGAGTGACCTAATGAGGAAAAATAATGTATATTCCCACATAGTTGACTTAACGCATGGCAACAGGAAAAAGACTGACAGAATTATCTGGAGTCTCCAAGGAAGGTTTGAGCATGGGCGTATTGTGCTGAACTCTGAGGAAGATTGGGATGAATTCAAAGATCAACTCTTGATGTTCCCCGCCAATGGAGTTCACGATGACTTACCTGATGCCCTATCCTATATTGACCAACTGGCAGTCACATCTTACTTTGAAGATGCAGATGAAGATGAGTGGCAACCACTAGACATAATTTCGGGGATATAAATGGCAACAGACAAAGAAGTCAAGTTAGAACAAAACGAGTTTTATCAGCCTACTGAGGCTGACAAAGAACTTACAGCATTTGTTACTGACCATTGCACCAAGTGGCGTGACTACAGAGATACCAACTTTCTTCCTGATTGGCTGGAGTACGAGCGCATCTTCCGTGGTCAATGGGCGGCTGAAGACAAGACCCGTGAATCTGAGCGTAGCCGCATCGTTACCCCTGCTACCCAACAAGCTGTAGAAACTCGCCATGCTGAGATCATGGAAGCTATCTTTGGTCAAGGCGACTTCTTTGACATTGAAGACAACATCCAAGATATAGGTGGAAACCCTATAGATGTTGAAATGATTAAAGCGCAGTTGATGGAAGATTTTAAGAAAGACAAAATCAGAAAATCTATCGACCAGATCGAATTGATGGCTGAAATCTATGGTACAGGCATTGGCGAGATCATTGTCAAGACTGAGAAAGAGTACATCCCATCGACTCAGCCTATCCCTAATCAGATGGGTCAAGCGGCTATTGGCGTGATGGAAAGAGACAGGATTTCTGTCAAGATCATGCCTATCAATCCTAAGAACTTCTTGTTTGATCCAAATGGGACAAGCATTGATGACTGCATGGGCGTGGCTATTGAAAAATACGTATCAATTCACAAGGTTGTAGCTGGTATTGAAAAAGGCATTTACCGCAAGGTAGACATCACGCCCACCTATGAAGATACTGACTTAGAGCCTACCCAAGAGGTTAGCCAGTACCAAGATGAGAAGGTACTGTTGCTTACATACTACGGATTAGTACCCCGTGAGTATTTGAACAATCTTGAGGAAAACAAAGAGATTGTTGAGTTGTTCCCTGAGAATTCAGCGGCAGAAGACTACACCGATATGGTTGAAGCAATTGTCGTGATTGCCAACGATGGTATGTTGCTCAAGGCTGAAGAAAACCCCTACATGATGAAAGACAGACCTGTAATGTCTTACCAAGACGATACAGTTCCTAATCGCTTGTTGGGGCGAGGTACAGTGGAAAAAGCCTTCAATATGCAGAAAGCTATTGATGCTCAGACTCGGGCTCACTTGGATTCACTTGCTTTGACCACTGCCCCGATGATTGCTATGGATGCCACACGTTTACCCCGTGGTATGAAGTTTGAAGTTAAGGCTGGTAAGGCTATTCTTACTAATGGCAACCCAAATGAGATTCTGTATCCATTCAAATTTGGTTCAAATGATCCTAATAACCTAGCAACTTCCAAAGAGTTTGAGCGTATGTTGCTTCAGGCTACTGGTACGCTGGACTCTAACGGAATGGTTTCCCAATCTAGCCGTGATGGTGGTGGTATGTCGATGGCTGTTGCCTCCATCATCAAGAAATACAAGCGTACTTTGGTGAATTTCCAAGAAGATTTCCTTGTTCCATTCATCAAAAAGGCGGCTTTCAGGTTTATGCAGTTTGACCCAGAGCGTTATCCCTCTGTGGACATGAATTTCATCCCTACAGCTACCTTGGGCATCATCGCTAGAGAGTACGAACAGCAACAATTCATTGGTTTGTTGCAGACTTTGGGTGCAAATACCCCTGTTTTGCCTATTTTGCTCAAAGGAATTGTAGGAAACAGCAGTTTGTCTAACAGAATGGAGTTAATTGCTAAGTTAGACGAGATGATGCAACCAAATCCCGAACAACAGCAGATGGAGCAGATGCAACAACAGTTGGCAATGCAAGCGGCACAGGCTCAGATTGCTGTTAACACCACTCAAGCAGAGCAAAATCGTGCAGAAGCTACGAAATTGTCTGTTGAGGCTCAGTTAATGCCACAAGAAATGCAAGCCAAAAACATGGCGGCAATGACCAAGAATCTTCCTAATCAGGATGACCAAGCCTCTAAGGAATTTGACAAGCGAGTCAAGATTGCTGAGTTAATGCTGAAGGAAGCTGACATTAAGAATAAGTCTAAGATTGTTGAGTTGCAGATGGCTGAGAAAAACAACAAGATTTCAGGCATGGAAGAAGACTTCTTAAACCAACTTAGCCAACAGTTAAGTTCAGCCCAAACTGGTACTGAATAATGGATGTAGAAAACCTAGCCAAAGAGTTAATTCTCAAGAATATGACTCCTGAACAGCAGATGGCTGTTTTGGATTCTGTGCGTCAGTCGGTTCTTCAAGCAAAAGAAGTGCAAAAGAAGAAGATTGGTGAGAATGTTGACTTGGTTGTCCAAGCACTCAAAAAGATTGAGTCCGACATTCGTTCCCGTTTTGACGATGTGGGTAACGCTATTGAGAAGCGTGTCTCAACTATCCAAGATGGTCGTGATGGTATTGACGGGAAGGATGGTCGTGATGGCAAAGATGGAAGAAACGGCAGAGATGGAGCAAAAGGTGATCGGGGTGAACGTGGTCAAGATGGGGTTGACGGAGTGGATGGTAATGATGGTGTGTCTGTCTCCAATGCTCGTATTGATTTTGATGGTTCACTTATCATTACTCTGTCTAGCGGGGTTGAACTTAATGTTGGTGAGGTGGTTGCTCCTGATCTTGCTGAACGCATCAAAGTCATTACTAATGGTGGCGGCACTTCTCAGTCTGTACTTGATACTCTAGCCTCCCTACAAACACAGATCACTAACCTGATTCCTAGTCAAACAGGAAACTCAGGTAAGTACCTAACTACCAATGGAACGGCACTTTCATGGGCTTCTATTGCTGGTGGTGGACTAAGTTATCAGGGAACTTGGAACGCATCTACTAACACACCTACTCTTGTAAGCAGTACGGGTGTAAATGGGTATTACTACATCACGGCAACGGCTGGTTCTACTAATCTTGATGGTATTACTGATTGGCAAATTGGCGATTGGTTGCTGTTTAACGGGACAGTTTGGCAGAAGATTGACCAAAGCAACTTAGTTACAAGCGTAGCGGGTCGTACAGGTGCTATTACTCTAGCAAATACCGACATTAGTGGTTTGGGTACGATGTCTACCCAAAATGCTAGTTCTGTTGCCATTACTGGTGGCACTATTAACGGCACTACGATTGGGGCAACAACTGCTACCACGGGCGCATTTACTACTGTTACAGCGTCTACAAGTCTTACAACCCCTACTGTTCAAGCAACAAACTCAGGTGGTTTAAGCCTTAAAAATTCTGCTGGCACAACCCAACTTAGCATGGGTGGCGGCGGTGGTGACAATGTTTCTATCAATGTATCAACAAATCTAAACGGCACTAATGCTCAGATAGACATAAGCCCAACAGGTACTGGTCATGTCCACATAAAACCTACTGGTGCTAACTCTATCGAAATTGCGCCTACTTTTGCTGGCGATATAGACAACATGATAATAGGTGCTGTAACACCTAAGAATGGTAGTTTTGTAGATTTAAGCGTAACTGGCACAACAAGTTTTGATGGTAGTCAAGGTACAGCAGGACAAGTTCTTACCTCTGCTGGTACTGGTGCTACCCCTACTTGGACAACGCCAACAACAGGAACAGTTACTTCTGTAACGGGTACTTCTCCAGTTGCTTCTAGCGGTGGTGCTACTCCTGCTATTTCATTGGCATCAGGCTATGGAGACACTCAAAACCCTTATGCCTCTAAGACTGCAAACTTTGTTTTAGCCGCACCCAATGGTTCTGCTGGCGCACCAACATTCAGGGCAATCGTTGCCGCTGACATTCCTACCTTGAACCAGAATACTACTGGGACTGCAAGCAATGTCACAGGTACTGTTGCAATTGCCAATGGTGGTACAGGACAGACTACTGCAACAGCGGCATTTGATGCTCTTGCACCTAGCCAAACAAGTAATTCGGGTAAATACCTAACTACCAATGGGACTACAACTAGTTGGGCAACAGTTGCATCAACTGCACCTGTGTTTGGTCGAGTAGTTCGTACATCTGGCAGTGTTTCAACTACCAGCACTTCTTTGGTTGACTTAACAGGCGCAAGTATTACGCTAACTACTGGTGCTTTTCCTGTTCACGTTTCATTTGCTGGTAGTTGGTATAACGATACTGATAATCAAGCGCTATATATAAATGTTGATATAGATGGTGCTTTAGAGTTGGGGACTAATGGAATAATTCAAAACGACACATTCAACTATGAATCTAACGCATCATTTTCTATTGATTCTGCCGCCTTAACAGCCGCCTCACACACATTTAAAATTAAATGGAAAGTTTCGGCTGGTACAGGAGTTATTTTAGGCAGTAGCTCAAACGCATATAACTTTTCAGTACACGAAATAAGGTAAGTTATGAAAATCACACATGAAATTTGCATTACTAACGGGGCTAATTCTGCGGAGTGCTGTGATGCAGTATTGATCGCACTTGGTCACAGTTCTACTTTTAAACTTAAAGCTGATTCGCTTACAGACACAGTTCATGGGGCAGTAACAATTATTCATTGTGACCCTTGCACTTTAGGCGAGGACACACTTAGATTTCAAAATGGGAAAAGAGAAATAGCAACAGCCGACAATGTTGGTTTGTGGTTTGAAGAAATTGGTCACAAGCTAGTGAAGATTGTTGGAAACAAAGCCTTTTGCAATACCATTATTGAAATCAAGATAACAGACACAGATGAAGCGCCAAATACCAGCCACAAAACAACATATAAGCGTCCCGATGTAATGCCTACACAAGAAGAATGTCGGAGCAAGATAGATACACATATGCTTTTGTGTGGAATGACATCGCTGGAGGCAAATTGACCCCAGAACTACAAAAGTATTACGAATCCCGCTTTGAAATGATGGGGATGGAGGGTTGGAAAGATTTAACTATAGATATTGACAATATGATAGAGTCGCTCAATAATCTTAGCGTTATTCCTGATGAAAAGACCTTAATGTTCAAAAAAGGTGAACTTTCCATCTTGACTTGGCTGAAAACCTTGAAAGAGGTCAGTGAACGAGCCTACGAGGAATTGAATGAAAAGAATTTATGAATTTGTCTGCGAAAGTGGACACAGAATTGAGAGGTATTGCGATTATGAGGCGCAAGAAACTCAGTGTGAGTGCGGTGGTTCAGCCAATCGCACAATCTCTGCTCCAAACTTCAACTTGGAAGGTTGGTCGGGTCATTTTCCATCTTCATGGATGAAATTTGACAAGAAACATCGTGATAAGTTAGTGCAAGAGCAAAAAACCACAACATAAGCATTTATGCCGTTGTGTATCCTAGAACCCAAAAGTGGCAGGAAAAAGGACAAATATGTTGATAGATAACCCAGACGAGATGTTAGGTGAGTTAGAGGCTGTTGAAAAGCAAAAACTTGAAACAACTGTTGAGTCGATAAGTAATGACATTCCCGACAAGTATCGGGGTAAAGAACTGTCAGACATTATCAAAATGCACCAAGAAGCTGAAAAGCTGATCGGGAAGCAAGCCCAAGAGGTTGGTGAAGTACGCAAATTGGCAGACGAACTCATTAAGCAAAACCTTGCTGGAAAACCTCAACCTATTCAAGAGGAAGAACCTGAAGTAGATTTTTTTGAGAATCCACAGGCGGCGGTTCGTAAGACTGTAGATAACCATCCCGATGTACTTGCGGCTAGACAAGCTGGTCAAGAGTTCAAAAAGATGCAAATTCAGCAAAAGTTAGCGGCAGAACATCCTGATTTTGCTCAGATTGTTCAAGATGCAGACTTTGCAAATTGGGTGAAATCTTCACCTATTCGCATTGGTTTGTACGCTAAAGCTGATGGTGAGTTTGACTATGACAGTGCTAATGAATTGCTGAGTACCTATAAGCAGTTGCGTGGTGTTAAGGCTAAACAGACTACAGATGCAGGGGAAACTCAGCGCAAGTCAAACCTTAAAGCGGCGACAGTTGATGTAGGTGGTACTGGTGAATCTGGAAAACGAGTCTATCGCAGGGCAGACCTTATTCGGCTGAAGATGACTGACCCTAACCGATACGATGCCTTGAGTGATGAAATCATGACGGCATACGCAGAGGGCAGGGTTAAATAACTTAACTTTTGATTTTATTGGAGTACACAAATGGCAACATCATTTTCCCCCACAAACTCGGTCACAGTAACAACTGCTGACAAATTCATTCCTGACATTTGGTCAGATGAAATCGTAGCGTCTTACAAGAAAAACTTGGTTCTTGCTAACCTAGTTATGAAGATGAACTTCAAGGGCAAGAAAGGTGACACTGTTCACATTCCTGCACCTACCCGTGGTTCTGCTTCTGCTAAAGCCGCTGAGTCAGCAGTAACTTTGATTGCCGCTACTGAGTCTGAAGTCACTGTATCTATCAACAAGCACTATGAATATAGCCGCTTGATTGAGGATATTGTTGAAGCACAGGCTTTGAACTCTATGCGTCAGTTCTACACTTCTGATGCTGGTTACGCCTTGTCTCGCCAAGTTGACACCGACTTGATTCAGTTGGGTCGTACAGCTAATGGTGGTTCTACTGGCGCTCAGTACGGCTCTGCCTTCATCGGTGGTGATGGTACAACTACCTTTGACTACACCGCAAACACCAACGCTGGTAATGCGTCTGCATTGACTGATGCCGCTATCCGCCGCACCATTCAGCGTTTGGATGACAACGATACTCCTATGGACAATCGTTTCTTCTTGATTCCTCCCTCAAGCCGCAACACTTTGATGGGTCTGGCTCGCTACACCGAACAAGCATTTGTCGGTA